TTAGGATCTTCCCCCGGTAAAGGAGCTCTAAATTGTTGTCCTGCTAAAAATGCACCACCAACAGAAGTTAATGGATTATCTTTTATAGTTTGAGTTGCCGTATCGTAAATTGATCCTAATCCTCTTCCAATTGTTGTAAGAGGATCAGCCATTAAATTAGTTCCAGTTGATCTTAAGTAATCTATTCCTTGTGTAAATCTATCTCCTATTGTTGGATCCATAACTGATTTTGCCGCTGAAGAAAAATTATAAGTGCTAAGATCTGTTGGTATTGGCGTTCCTGAAATTGTTGGTGCAGCAACATCAGCTCCTGTAGCAAATAAAGCACCTGCTCCAGGTGAAGACGCAGGAACCACACCACCTGTAAGACTAGATGAAAGTGTAGGTTGAGGTTGATATACATCTGGTATACCTCCTACATCAGGATTAACTCCTGGAGCTCCTTGAAAACCTGCTAATGCACCACCAGCTGCTGCAGCTAGTAAAGCTTGTTTAGGATTTATTTTTCCTGTTGTAATTCCTTGTATTGCTAAATTAGATATACCTGCTCTTAATGCAGCTCCTCCAAACGTACCAAGGCTTGCAGTTCCTAATGTTGCAAATCCTGGAAACATGGCACTAATTGCGTAAGGCGCCGCAATGGATAATGCAATCATTCCTATTGGAGATTTAGCAATTGACTTAACTGCACTAGCTACTCCTTTAACAGCTCCTGAAACTGCTTTTGCTGCGCTTTTAAAAATTTTACCAAATTTAGCACCTTGTCTAATTGTAATAATACCGCCACCTGCCATCATCATTGGCTCTTGTTGCATTTCTTCTTGCTCTAATTGATTTGCAAATTCTTCAACTGCAGGCGCACCACCTTGTGCAAATGCTTGTAATATTTGCATTGCAAGTTCTCTTGCTGTTTCAGGATCAATACCTTGCTCTATTAATAATTGTACAATTGTAAGAAGAGCAGTTTGTCCTTGCTCCTCGCCACCCGCTCCTTGCATCATCTGACCTTGCATCTGATCTTGCATTGGAGCTTGCATCATTTGTTCTTGCATTGGAGGCTGCATCATTTGTTCTTGCATCTGTGGTTCCATCATCATCTGATCCATACCACCTTCTTGATAACCTAATCTTGTAATACCACCACCTGCCATTGTTAAAGGTGTCTGTCCATAATTTGACATTGGATTATTCATCATTGATTGCATTGGTCCAAAAGATGGATTCATCATTGGTTGAGAAACTTGTAAGGGTTGACCAAAATCCATTGGTAATGTTCCTATGCCACCCATTTGATATAATTGTCTATTCATTTGTGCTCGCGATATTGTCATAATTTAATAGTTAATAAGGCAGGCACAGAGTCCTGAAAACGTATACTTTACTTGTTTTTATTCAAATCGTCAACGATTTTAGGAAACCTTTTCTAGATTGTCCAGTAATTTACCAGTATATTGATACTCTCCAACATGAGTTATATCTGATTGAATATAGCCATAACACTTGCCACCTATTTCAGTCCATTTTTTACAGAAACCAAAATCTTCTCCATAATATTTTTTACTTGCTTTATCATGTACGGTATCAAAAAAATTGTACATAAATTTATTAGTTTTTGCTTCTCCATTTATAATAGTTGGTTGATCAATAAAGTCTTCTGGATAAGCTTTAATCATCTTATCAAACACTTGTCTTTTAATTAACATACATCCCGTGGGCGCGTGCGAGAGTTCAACTAAACCATTATTAATAGTAACTTTCTTAGTTACCGGATCCATAATATTATCCATCTTTACCGGAAACGTGTGTCCAGCTCTCATCAATTCATCTTTACTATTTATAGTTTTGTTTTGTACTCTATTCCATATTTGATCCCAGCTAATACACTTCATTGGATAAGGAACAGAGATTACTTCTTTATCAAATTTTAATATTTGCATAATAGTTTCAAACTTAAATTCAATATCTGAATCTATAAATAATAAGTGTGTTGGATCATTAGGATCTCCTAAAAAATTAGCAACACATAAGTTTCTACCTTGTGTAACTAAAGATGATTTCAATAATGAAAAAGAAACCATGATGTTATTCATGATACAAAGTTGTTGAAACTTTAATAAAGACTGTGTGTAATGAATAGAACATTCACTGTGCACAGGGGTTGCTACATAAAGTCTAGTTGTAGGTCTTCCTAAATTAACAACTGTTTTATTTTCTTCATTTACTTTTTTAAACCAAATAGGTTTACTAGGATCTTGCATTGATTGCTCCTTGTAAAAATTTATTCCAATAATTTTTTCTTGAATCCCATAGATAGAATTTGTTTGTATAATTTATTTGAAACTCTAAATGTTCTTTAACATAAGGTTCGTGTAATTGAGTTGCAGCTGCTTCAATGGTTGATGCAAATGTTTTAGCTAGTTTTATAAAATCTTTTTCATAAGGTACATAAGCTGAAAACTCTGCACACGTTTCAAACAATGCACCATAATCTGTTGTAATACAATAAAGTCCGGCAGCCATAGCTTCTATTGCTGCAATACAAGATGTCTCTTCCCATGTGTTTGGATAAACAAACATATGATAATTTTTTAAATTATCTTTTATAAATTCATTAGGTTTATAACCAATGTAATTTACATTACTTAATGTTTTTGCTTGTTCATATAAATCTTTATATTTATCATCATTAGCTGATTTAAATTGATCTCCATATACTTGTGTTGAAGAATAAACATCTAATTGAATAAGGGGATTCTCAACTAATTGCATGGCCGCAAGTAATACATTTAAACCTCGCCACGGCGTTGAAGTATAAATTAATTTAATCGGATCACCTTTCTTATACTCTAATTTACTAGGTTCAATCTTATCAATTGCATTTTTTATAACTACAGATTTGTGAGTTGGTATATCAAACACCATTCTATATTTTTCATAAGACCAATGAGAGTTAAATACATACCAATCATACTTGTCATGATTGCTTTTATCCTTAAACCAATGCACTAAATTAGGTTGATCGTAGGAATTTTGTTGCCAAAGAATATTAACTTTTGATGGATGTAAGGGTATTTTTTCCGGTACGGAAGTTGTTATTTGAATTTTATCTAATAACTCTTTCTCTACATATCTTTCTAGAAACTCCATTTGAAGTTCCGTTCCGCCTCTTGGATTCATTTTTTATTCATTATTCTCTGCATTAAATTCAAACCTTCTGGACTTATCTTAACAAATAAATCTTTTTGTAGATCTTCCATAACGTTTTCTTTTAGAAAATCTTCCATTGTTTTATATGTCTTTCCAGTTTTTTTACTTCTTATTATTTCTTCTGTCGTACATTCTATCTTAGGTATATTATCCATTTTCTCCAGTCCTTGTTAACAGAGCAAATGATATTTGTCCAGAGATAGCATTTGCAGCACTCGATTGAAATTGTAAACTATCTCCTTCTTCTAAAACTAAAGTATTATTAACAGCACCATCGGTAGAATCAGAAGGTATGATATTATGATAAAATTTATAACTGGTAGTTGCAGATTCATCTCTTACAAAAAAATTAACTTCGTTAGCTGTACCTGTATCATTTGCAATACTAATCTCTTTAACGATTGCAACAGAAGAAGTGTTAATCGTTAACACTGTTGTTAAAATACTTGTAGTTAAATCATATCCTTGTATTTTATAAGAGATAGCCATGTTATAAAATGATTGTTACAGCATTCAATGCAACAGTTAATTGTTGTCCAGTAATCACTGGAATAGTATTTCCTTTAGTAGAAATTCTTGTTCCAGTACCAATTAAGAACCAACTAAATGTTTCTATTTCATCTTTTATCTCTTTTTGAAAAGAAAAATTTAATTGATTTTTTAATGTAGAAATTGACTCTAAAATTTGTCTTTGATTATTTACATCATACTCAGGTGTAGGTTCTGGTATGTATGCTGTTATCTTTGCCATTATCTTCTTCCTCCTGCTTCAATGTCTAATCTTAAAGTTCCGTATCTCCAAGTTTCATCAAGAGCATCATTCTCTATTTTTAAACTCACCTGTCTTCCTCTAACTCTGGTGTCTACTTTATCAGTAGATGAGGTAATTGTAAATGGCCCCGTAATTAATGGAGGCGTAGTAGAAGGTGTTGAATTTGCATTGGCTGGGTAATCTCTAAAGAATAATGTAATTTTTGCATTACCTGATAAATCTTTAAAGTCTGGAATAAATCTTCTAACACGCATAATTAATTGACCGTCTCCACCTATACCTTGTTCTGAAATATCATAATCTCCTGATTCTATAAAAGCTGCAATTAATGTTTTAACACCCGTTGCAGATACTTCATTAACACCTACTTCATGTTGCCAGTATTTAGTTGCTCCAACTAAAGCACTTACACCATTAATAGTTGGAAACGTTGGAGTGTTAGTTGAATAAAATTCTGTTGCATAAGGTAAATCAAAAGTAGATGCATCTGCGTAAGTTGTTCTTGCTAATGATCCTGTCGTCCAAGTGTTTTCAAGATAATTATAAACTACGTTTCTATCAACCTGTGTTGATCCTGCTTTTGCATAATTCCAACCTACTTCATTGTATAATGAGTTGTGATAGCCATAAGTTATTTGACTTGCATCAAAATTAAAACCTAAATTATCTCCAGAATCTGTAAATACAAAGTCTTCAACTAACGATGGCAACTGTTTAACCGTTCCATCATAGACAAAAAAACCACCTCCAAAGCCAATCCAAAACACAGCGCCTTGTGCAAATACCATAGCATGTTGACCAATGCATCCACAATTTGTTCCAACTTGTCTTACAGAGAATGTAAATGGAGGACCAACAAATTGAATAACATAAGCTGCTACATCAGTAAGTACAAAGATATAATCTTTACCTTGTATAGCCCCTATAATTTCATTACCCGTATCTAGTCTAAAAGTTCCTGCAGTGTTAGTTACTGTTGGTGCATAAGTGTTAATGTCTTCTTGATTTGAAAATCTTATAAACATTGGATCTTGTGTAGAAGGTGATCCAATGGTTGTCTCTGTTCCAATTAAAAATAAATGTCTATCTCTATCTGATACAATGCTCATAACAGAAGCCGTTGGTGCACCAGATACAACAGTTGCCCTTGTTGCTGTAGCCCCTGCAGCAGATGGATCCCAAGTAAATGTTGCTCCGTTCTTAATTGTTGCAACTAGAATCTGTCCAAAGTTATCGAGTGACCAGGATCCGGGTGCAAGTGTTACACCTGCAGTATTTGATTCTTCACCCCAATCAACCCAAAATGTTGCATTAGTTACCACTGCATTATCTAAATGAGATGCGGCTGTAGATCCA